TTATTGCTCCTACGATGCGTGATATACTTTGGCGTATTCGGCCAAATCCTTGTAAAGCCCCTCGTCAACGAACCTTTGGCCCGCTGCCTTGGCTTCCGGCGGCAATGTTGACACCGGGTCCTTCTTTCGTGCGGCGCTGGTTGTAGTGCGCGTGCCGCTGTCAACCTGTGTCGTGCGTGCGCGCTTCCTGCCGCCAAATTTGTCGGGGAAAACCTGTTTAAGCTGATCGGCGGTCTCATCCAGAATGTCATCCAGGGACCAGCCGGGATTTTCCTGCTGGATTTGTCCAGCAAGCATTGTTGCGTTGGTTTGCATTATTTTATCGGACACCAACGCCGGATACTGTTGCGCCCATTCCTGAATGCGCCGTTCTTGAAATCCCTGCGTGTTTGTATCCGTTACCGCGGGGCCGGCGGACAATTCATCTTCAAACTGATCGATTTCCTGACGCTTGCGGTCCGTTATCTGGTCAAAGCGCTCCAGATCCCCAAGCTCCGCGGCTGCGCGCAACTGTTGTTCGTATTCCCGCTCAATGCGTTCGCGGTCGCGCTTAAGCGCCTTTTGGTTGGCATTGTCTAGCCGCGCGATGCGCTTTTCAAACTCTGATTCCTGTTGCTCCAGGCGTTGTTCAAGAAATTTGACGCGCTTGGATGATATGGCGGCGATTTCCTTGCCGCGCTTGACGAAAGTTTCCGCGTCGCGCCATGTATCAGGGTCGCCCCGGAATTCGTCTTTCGGGACCCATCCTTGAGAACGAGCCTCTGTTTCTACCGGATCGGTCTGGTCGTCACCGTCCGCACCGTCCGCGACCGCTATTTCCGGCGCGCCGGTTTCGATTTCTTCCGTGTCTTCGATTTCTTTTTCGTCTTGGTCTTGTAGGGCTTGCTCATTCATTCCGTTCTCCTGAATCAAAAACCCGCGCGAGCGGCGGGTCGTTGCTTGCTTTATCTCACTATCGCGGCAACGTCCTTGTCATTGCAAAGCCTGTAATCAACGCCGTCTTTGCCCGTCACTTTGGCGCCAGCATATTTGGCATAGATGATCTTATCACCAGGCTTCGGCCTGTACTCGTCGGTTGAGCTGGCCCAGTCCACGAAATCGAACGCATGCGGTGAGCACGCCACTAAAACACCGTGCATCTGCTGTGCCTCATCCCGCTCGTGCTTATCGTCGGGAATGATAATGCCGCCGGCTGTTTTCTGCTCGACATCTTCCGGCCTAATCAGAACCTTGTGACCGGTCGGAACTATCCCGCTCTTGTCTTCCATACGCCAAAAACTCCTCTAGTGTTGCTGCTGTTAGAGTGGTTATGTCTTCAAGCAAGTTGTCCTTGGCCCGAAGCGTCGTCAGTAACGACTGGTCCGCCTGCCCCATTCCCCAACTCACTTCCTCCCACCGGTCCTGCAAGCTCTGCCGGTAATTGCTCAGCGCCTTGAACACCAACTGCGTCATCGGTTGTTCCATCCACGCCTCCATCTCCTCCGGGGCTATTTCCGTCAAATGGTTGGGCATTTTGTCCTAGCTCATCTATAAACTGCTTGTAGATTTCAAGCTGCGGGCCGGCTTCCTTCGATTCCGCGTCTGCAACCTTCTGGATCGCGTTGGCTATGGTCTCGATCAACTTGGCCTTGTTCAATGCAAGGTCAACGCTAGCAGCCTCCAGTTGCATTGCATCAATCGGATTGGGCTGCGGCTCTGGCATCAATTCGTCAATGCCGTCGAATTGCATAGCTTCAAGGAAGCGTCGCATCGCCACCCGACCGTCAATGGCCGGGTCTTGCTTCATTTCCATTAAAACCTGGGCGCGCGCCGCCTTTTGCAAGTCGGTCACGGCGCGGATATCGGACACCGGTTCAATATCGATGGCGGCCGGGTTATAGTCCTGCTGCACAACAGCCGCCTGCTGGTCCAAAATCGTCACATATTCTTCCTGGCTTAAATGTTCCGAATTAAGGCGGAACAAAAGCTTAAGCTCCTTGCGAAATGCACGGTGCATGCGTTTGAAAATACCCGTAAACACCTTCAAGCCCTGTTCGATAAGAGCCAGCGTTGCCGTTGCCGGCTGACCGCTTGGCGCGTCTCCTGTCAGAACATCCTTGATCGACGCCACTTCGCGCCCGGCTTCGATCATTGTGCCCAGCAATTGAAACAGCGTTGAACTTGGCCCGGGAAACTGGAACTGAAATATGGCATCACGCGCCTTGCCGTCCGGCGCATTCACAACCTTGTACTCATTCGGGCGGAATCGAACCGTGGTCCCCTCTTTAAACCGTAGTCCGCGTGTTATCAGGCCCCCGCCGGCGTTTTGCAAATGCGCCGCGTCCAGCATCTGGTTAAGCGACGTATCAATAACCCCCGCTATGCCGCCGAGCAGCTTGGCGAGACCAACATCATAAAACCCGCCGTCCGGGTTGGGCAAAAAAGGATATTTCACAAAGAAATCGCGCCGTTGAATACGGACAACCTCGCCGGTTTCACCATTGGTCTGAATATCGTCTTCGGTGTAATTGGCCTGAATGCGTAAAACCTTGGCCGACGCCTTGTGCACCGTTACGATGTACGGTTCCGGGTATCCATCATCGTCCAAATCAAGGATCGTATGTTGTTCAAGCAAGTCATGCGGGGCTGTATCGTCGTCCTGACGCACCTGGTTTTCGTCGTTTTGATCCTCGACTTCGGACGGCTCTGCCACGCCCAGATCAACGTTCAGATAAACACCGGCGCGCTTGCGCTCCTCTATTTCGTGAGGGTGGCGCGCAAACCTGTGCGTAATGCGCGGTGCGTCGGCCAAGGATCGCGTGTTGTGGTTCACAACCAGATCAAACGCCGATATCGATTCCGCCCTGTTGCGCCCAAGTTCCGGCGCGTGAAACACCTTTTTAAATCCACAGCCGATAATGGGAACCTGGTGCAACAGCGTGTCCATGTCCTCCTCCCACTCGTCCATGTCATACAGGAGCTGCTGGGACATGTGCGCCGCCACACGTTGCGCCGTTGCGGATTTTTTACCATCGGGGTCGGCCCCAACCACCTTGGCCCGGACCGGGCTGACAGGGTCAACCATCGCGCCATATGCACGGGCCGCGAACTGATTGACCGCCGAGGTCAACAGCGGAAACTTGACGTTGGACGCGTCTTCAAACGGATAAGACTTTTCTTCGGCCTCCTGTAATGCGGCCTTCATGCCTTCGCGGGCTTCGTCCTCCCAGTCTTGTCTGGATTTGGTATCGATCTCGAACCCTTCGACCGCCTCGCGGCCTATCTTTTGCAACATCTCGTCGTCCAGTTCTTTGGCAATATTTTCCTTTTCGGCCAGTTCAAGAAGGCGTTCCAATTGTGCCTGGTTCGGCACTTTTGGCGCGGCAGGCGCAATGGCGCCATCCGGCTCCAGCGCGCCCGGCTCAAAGTCTGTGTTTGTCATTTAATAGCCTGTAACGCTGTGCCGGCCGTCCGCAAAGCGGAACTGTTCGGCGGCGATCATTTCATCTTCAAACGCCGGTTCCTGGCGCGCATTGACCATGCCGGTCATAACCAGGTAACGCGCGGCGTCCATAAGGTGATCGTTTTGTTTGACCACCTTGCCCTTATCGTCGCGGCGGTATATGCGGATTTCGCTAAGGAACGCACGGCATGTGTTAAACACCTTAAGGCGCCCGCTCGATAGCCTCTGAAACATCTTATGTATGCCGGCCTCTACCGCGTTGTCAGCCTTGATAAGATCAAGCTCCAGCTGCCGGTATACTTCCAACAGCTGCGCGCCGTCTTTCTGCCCTGACGCCCCAGCGGCGGGATCAATAGCACCCGGTATCCACTTGCCTTTGGCTTTTATGGCATCGGCATGAATGCTTGGTTCCGCCTGGCCCATGTAATGTTCGGCATACAGATAAACAACATCTGCCGTTCTGTCCCATGCCCCCCATATAGCCGCGGTCTTGTTCCAACCAACATCCATGCCAAACGCGCGCGGCCAGTGGTGCGGTATGTCGAACGGCTCGACAACATACCTGTCCTCCGGCACCGGATAGATAACGCCGGACCCCAACACCGGTACGCCCCAAGGATCGTGACTGGGAAAC